TCTGGCTGCCGTGTTCCTGATGGAAAAGCCGGAAGCGTGATTAAGCTCCTGACGCTCTTGCTGTCGCTGCTCGACCGGGTGTTTACCGAATGGGGAAACGCCAAGCAGCAGGCGCAAGGGCGTCAGGACGCGCAGGAGCAACTTGATGCAAATGTTGCCAAGGCTGAAGCCGCTATGGACGCTGACGATCCCGCTCGTCTTGACCGGCTGCGTGACAGGTTCGACCGCGCTCGTCGGTGACTACTGCCGGATAGCCAAGCCGATCAGCTACGACAGCAAGACCGACACCGCTGAGACGGTGAAGGAGATAGAGGCGCACAACAGTAAGTGGGCATGTGTGTGCGATGGGGATTGCCCAAAGTAGTTACTCCCCGATGTAATCCAGCAGTCGCTTCACGGCCTTGATGTCCTCTGCGTAGGTCTCCGCGTCGTCCGGGTGGACGTAAGGCTGTGTGGAAATCTGGTCCAAAATAGACAGCGTGTCCTTGAGCCACGCGCGGGCGATACCGTCCAGCGTCTCTGCGTCGATTTCAATCATCATTGGTTTTCTCCTGTTTGTGCCAGACTGTCCCGCCAGCACTCCAAATACCAGATAGCCTTGCCGATCTCTAACACCGTGGCGTCCTTATGGCCGGCGCGGCTCATGTACTTCAGCGCGTTGCCGCGGCAGTAGCCGGCAAACTCCTCTGGCGATAGCTTGGCCTGGATGTAGTCAATCGTCTCGATGCCGCCGACCTTGTAGTGGTCGGGGTTGACTGCGTCCGTCATGCGCCCAGCCTCGCCATCAGTTCGGCACGCTCCCGCGCGTTACGCAGCATGGCGTACCGCTGGTGCAGGCGACGCACGATCCCGATGCGGCGGCGCGTCGCCATCTCGTCGTCCAGCAAACGCTTGACCTCATCCTCTGACATGGACGTGAGCGTCGCGGCCAGCGACCGCCAATCAACCTTGTTCATTCTTCAGTTCCTCCATCGCGATATCTGACACGGCACGCTTTTCGTGAAGGGCCGCCCAGATGCGTTCGTCAATTGTTTTTTCGGTAATCATCACATAGACCCACACCGCGTGGGGCTGACCGCCGCGGTGCAGGCGTCCGACTGTCTGCTCGTACAGTTCCAGCGACCACGGCAGCGACACGAACACCATGTGGCAGCCGCCGTGCTGGAGGTTCAGGCCGTGGCCGGCGGACTTCGGGTGGATCAGCAGCAGTTCGACCTTACCCGCGTTCCACCGTTCAATGACATTGTCGTCGTCCATAGTCTGCGCGTGCGGAAAGCGACGCTTCAGTTCCGCCAACTCCTCCTGGTATGTATACGCTACTAGCGTATTGGCGCGCTGGTTCTCGTCCAGCAGTTCCTCCAGCCGGTCGAACTTGTGGCTGCTGAACCAATGCACCGGCAGCGGCCCCTCGCGGTTGTAGACGAAGCCGGACGCCATCTGTTGCAGCTTGGTCGTCACCGACGCGGCGTTCTGGGCGATGACGCGGTCGTCGCCGAACTTGACGACGTAGTCGCGCTTCATCTTCTCGTATGGCCCGCGATCCGCAAGGTTGACCCGCGTCTCAACGACATGGCACGGCGGCAGCTTGTCCTTGTAGTCGCCTGGGTCAAGCACGAACGTCGCCGGCTTGATCCGCTCCATCACCTGTTCCAGCGCGCCGGGTGCCGGCGTCCACTGGCCAAAGTCGCGGTTGACGCAGTGGAAGTACTGCTGGAGGAACGCGCCCTTGGCGCGGCCCAGCAAACCTTGGTCGATAATCTTGCACTGACCGAACACATCCTCAAGGCCGTTCGACGTGAACGACCCGGTCAGACCCCACCGTATTGCCATCGTAGACATAAGTTTCTCCAGTGCTTTGAACCGCTTTCCGCTGGGGTTCTTCAGCCGCGTCAGTTCGTCAAACACGACGCCGTCGAAGCCTGACAAATCTTTGAGCTTATCGAGGTTGTCGTAGTTGATCACGACCACTGCCGCACCACTGTCAAGCGCCGCTTTACGCTGCGCCGGGGTGCCGACCGCCAGCGCCGGTGTGATGCTTGACCACTTCGGTGCCTCGACCGGCCACACGTCCGTGCAGACGCGCTTGGGTGCGACCACCAGCCACCGCTTGACCAGACCGTCGTTCAACATCGCCTGCATGGCTGTGAGCGTAATTGCGGTCTTGCCAGCGCCCACCGGCGCTAGGATCATCGCCCGGTCACGCTCGTACAGGAAGTCGGCGGCGTCATTCTGGTAGGGGCGCAGTCTCATGGCGCGCAGTCCATCACCGCCGCTACGAACTGCGTTGCCGTTTCAGCGTCGAGGCCGTTTCCGTAGGCGCGCAGTCGTCCCACGCGGCTGGCAGCCGCATCAGCCAACGGGAATGTGCCGGGTTCAACCGGCCTCCACTTGCCATCCCGGCAGTAGAGCCAGTCAGCAGCGTCCCGTCCCAGCATAGGCGCATGGCGGTGGTCAACCCCTGCGCCGTGTCCGCAAGATTGCTCGAAGCGTTCTTTCTGTTCAGCCGCTTGGTTGAATACTCCTGCGGGTTTGCCACCCGTGAGCAGTTGTCGTCCTGTGTCATAGGCGTCGGCCAGCCCGCTAACACTGCTCCGTGGTTCAACGTAATATTCTTTGTTGCAAAGTCTTGAGATGGTTGGCGAACGCTGTCGTTGGTGGTCGGCGTCGGCCAGCCCGCCAGATAGGTCGCTGTTGATGGCAGATCGTCCAGCCGTCCCTTCCTCGCGATTTCCGCTTCGCAGCCTTCCGCCGTCCTTGACCCCTTGTCGCCGTCCGTCGAGCGGGGCGTTGGCCAGCCCGTCGTCCACACAAGCCGCCCCAGCAACGCATTCACCGGCACGTTTAGGCATTCGGCCCCATCCTTGTGGTCGCGTGTTGTAGGTGTCGGCCACCCCCGTGAAATAAAGTCGCTGCCGGATGTGCGCGCCGCCGAACCCCGCAGCGCACAAATCTGCCGCCCCAAAGGCGTAGCCCGCGCTTTCCATGTCAGTTGATACAAGATCGAGCCAGTCGAGCGCGCTTGCAACCTGTTCGCCAAGGACGATTGCAGGGCGGCACTGGCGGATGAGGTTGAACCAGGTGGGCCAGAGATGACGCTCGTCAGCGAAGCCTTCTTGCTTGCCTGCGGCGCTGAACGGCTGGCAAGGGCAACTTCCCGTCCAGACGGGCCGGTCGTCGGCCCATCCGGCTCGGCGCAGGGCGTGGCCCCAAACGCCGATCCCTGCGAAGAAGTGACACTGGTCGAAACCAAGAAGGTCATCAGGTTGAATTTCCGTGATACTGCGCTCATCAACTTCACCTTTCGCCAAGTGTCCTGCCGCGATCAGGTTCCTGAGCCATTGCGCGGCGTATGGGTCTATCTCATTGTAGTATACTGTCATTTTATTTTCCTTTCCCAACCATCCACATCCTCTTTTGACCACAGCACGGCGTAGTGCTGGCCCGTTGTCGCCATCTGTTCGGCGAATATCTCTTGCAGCGGCGACAGCCGCCCGCCGGGCTTCTTCAATTCCACAAACCACGTCTGGCCGTTCGGCAGGCAGACGATGCGGTCAGCCACGCCCCGCTGCGTCACGCTACGGAACTTGTAGCTGTACCCGCCCAGCGCCTTCACGCGCTTCACGAAGTGTGCTTCGATTTCTTTCTCGGTCATGGCGCTATCCTATGGGTGCAAACATTCTGTTGCAAGGGCCAAGCAAAAAGAAACCCCCGGCGCAGTGAGGCACGCCGGGGGTTTCACAATCAACCGCGCTGGTTTGGGTTGCGCCGTTGACCGATGTCTATCACCTTACCGGGGGGAGTATCAATGTTTTCCACCATCCGGCGGAGGTCGGATTTCGAATGCGCCCGCGCAACCTCCGGTGCTGCGAAGATATGCCGCTTGGTCTGGAAGTCGGACGACCCCAACCGCCCGCAGTCCAGCCAGCCGGCTTCCTTGAGCGCGTGCAGCAGCGCCGCCTGCGGCACCTTCACGCCCGCCGGAACCTTGCTGTCGGCGACCAAGAAGTCGCACAACTTGTGGAACGGCCCGCCGATGACGCCCAGCGCGAACGGCCCGACGCGCAGGCGCATCATATCGACCAGGTAGCTCTCGGCTACACTCATGCCCTGCTCGACCATGTTCAGCTTCCACTCGGTCACCGGCGGCGCCGCAGCAGCGCCGAACGCCGACACATCGCGCAAGTGCAGCCAAGCTGCGATCTTCTCGTAGCCGCCGGCCTTGTACCAATCCCACAGCGCGTCGGCCTCTGGCTTGGTCATCCGCGGTGCGCGTGACCACACGCAGAACCAGCGGCGATCCTGCGTCGGCAGTGTGATCGGCAGCGGATCGTTTGTGAACGCCACCACCTGAACCCGGTTCAGCATCTCGTAGGGGTGCAGGCCCTTGCGGTTAATGACCAGCGTCTCTGGCGGTGCGGCGATGATCGGCTTGAGCTTGTTGGCCAGCGCCCGGCGCTCCTTCGCCTCCGGTTCGCGCAGTTCGTTCAGGATCAGGACTTCAGCCTCCAGGTTGTACCCCCACTGGCTGTTGATCTCGCCCGTCTCAATGATCGACCGGTTGTGCTGGTGCTTGCCGCCGATGGCCCACAGGAACGGCGCCCACATGGTGTCCTTACCGCTGCCTTCGTCGCCGCCGTGCAGCACGGCGTGGTTGATCTTGATGTTCGGATTCTGAACTTTATAGGCCATTACGTTCAGAATATGATCAAGCTCGGACGGCTCCTCAATCAGACTGCGGCAGTGATCCAGCCACGGCGTAATCTGTGCGTCACTGACGGATAGCGTGGCGCTCATGTCGGGGCGGGCGTTGACCCAGCGGTTGCCGTAGACCATCCCGTCACGCGCCACCAGCACGTCCTCGCCGGCGGCGTAGGTGATGCCGGTCAGCGCCTTGGCGCCAAACTCCTGCCGGCGTTCGTCATAGTAGATCGACGCAGCCACTTGCCGCTTGCTGTTGTGGATCGACCGGCAGTCGATATGGCGGAACAGCGCGTTGAAGACATGGCGCGGCACTTCCTGGCGCGTCACCATGTCGAAGTAGCTGTCGTCGGACTGCACATAGGCGAACCGGTCGAACCACTCGGTCTTCGTCAGCCGCCCGGCTTCCTTGCGCTCGACTTCCCTGACGGTGATCGCGGCCTGATCCGGGAACGCTTCGGTCGGTGAGATTTTCTCAGCCATCAACCGCATCCGTTCGGCGATCAGTTCATCGCGCAGCCCCGGTGTCACGGTCGGGCCGCCATTCTCCGACACCCACTGCAAGAACGTCGTGCTGGTCAGGTGCTGGCAGTGGCCGTGATAGCAGCAGTAGGAGCGATCCAGCGGCTTGTAGCGCCCCTCGATGCTACCGTCTGTGTGTTCGGCATGGTTCGGACAGACGACGCCGCACCAGCCCTCGTTGTTGACCCGCGACAGCACCATGCTGTTGTCCGACAGCCACGCCAGTACGTTGTCTTGGCCGGTGTCGCGTATCTTAATGCTTCGGATTTCGGCGGTGTCCGATTCGGGCGGCACAACGCCCAGCGCCTGACACACGTCGTCCAGCGTGTACTCGCGGTCTGGGTGGAACTCGACCAGCCGCGCCTCGAAGTTGCCCCTGCCCCGCTTCAGGTTGACGCTGCCGGGGATGCGGCAGTTGCGGACGGCGTTGGTTGCGCCTGGGTCAGTGTAGCCCGCATCCGCGATGGCGGTGATGGCCGCGGTGAAGTCTGCCTTGGACGGCTGCTCGTTGAAGGCGTAGCCCCACTGGAACGATCCTTCGGACGTTTCCATGATCCACGTCGGGGCCAGCGGCGGCGTCTTGGACTTGGTGCCGATGTCGTCCAGCATCATGAACAGGACATACTCGACATTCTCGGACTTGGCCGATGGCTTGCCATCCACGAAGCGGTCAACGATGAACGCCCCTGTGTTGACGTACCATGCGTCGCCCGGCTTGATGTTGGCCTTGGCCGGCAGGAACGACGGGAAGGTCGCCTTCGGCACCCCGTCGCCGTGGTAGATCATCTCGCCGTTCACCAGCGTCGGCTTTTGCTTCAGCAGCAGCGCCGTCTCGCCCGTCTCAAACGCCAGCTTGCTGACGTATTCGATGAATTTGATGCGATCCTCACTCATCGCAGTTCTCCCTATTTCCCGTAACGGGTCATGATTTTAACTTTGGCGCTCAAAGGCAGACCAGCGGCCCAGAGCGGCGGCGTACTCATTATCTTGATCAGCGCGGCGGCGGCGTCCTCGGCGGTGCTGGCGTCGGTCTCCAGCACGATTTCGTCGTGGACGTGCAGCACTACGTCAAACCCTTCTTCCTCCAACCGCCGCAGCGCGTGCCGTAGCAGATCGTTGGCGATGGCCTGTGTGATGTTTTCGCAGGCCAGACCGCGCCACAGGCGGGCGCGGGGCCATTCCTTTGCGTCGGCGGCGGGCTTCCACGCCGCTTTGGCGTAGGTGATGTTGCCTTCCTCATCAAAGCGGGCGAACGGGTAGCATAGCACACGGCCTGACGGCAGGGCATACCAAAGATGCTGCTTGTCGAACATATACGTCACGCGCCCGGCGCTGATCTCTTGGCCTGGGTGGCGCATGGCGCCGGTGTACGCCCGCTCCAGCCCCGTCCAATAGTTGACCGACCACGGGTTTGCCCGACGCCAGACGTCCACCATCTTGCGGCTGTCGCTCTCGGTCATCACCACATTATAGATGCGGCCCATAGCGGCAAACGCGCCCACGCCGCCGGCGAAGCCGCAAGCCAACTCCTGCACCTTGCCGATCTGGCGCATATCGACATATTTCTTGGTCTCCGCTTCGTTCCCTTCAAATATCTCTTTGTACGGGACGTGAAACGTAGCCTCAGCGTTATAACAATACACGTCCTCGCCGCGCGCGAAGATGCCCAACTTCTCTGCGCCGCTGTTGGTGTTCGACGCCCAGGGCGTCACCCGCGCCTCGATGGCGGCCCAATCGGCCACCACCAGCCGCTTGCCTTCAGGCGCCATCAGCGCCGGGCGCAGCATCCCCTTCAGCACGTCCGTGATCCGGCGTCCGAACTGCGGCACGATCTTGTGGCCGCGCACCATTGCTTGCCGTGTTAGTGCAGGGTCGTCGGCGCATCGTCGTGGGAAATTATGAACTTGAAGTCCAAATGATGAAGCGCGGCCTGTAGCACTACCTCCAGCGAATACGAACGCTCCTCTAACTCGTTGATCCTCATCGTCTGAGAGCGCAGCCGCGCGCGCAAACTTTGCAACTGACGACGCCCAAAGGTCGTCTGCACATTGGATAACTTCAGCGACGACGGGCGGTACTTCATCGGGATTCTCCTCGCTTAGCGCCAGCAGATTGAAGCGGACGTTCTTATCGATGGATAGCTTGGGTTCGCCGTCCTTGTAAACCGTCGCCAGTTTGAGCGCCTGCGGCCCGACGCGATCCAGCACCCACGCCCGCATCTTGGGGCTGCGGACGGACGTGATCTCGCCGCCGGTGGCCTCCTCGACCGTCTGCTGGATGTCGGCGGACTCGGCGTCGGCGTAGCCCACGGCGGCCAGCGCCAGCGGGCGATCCAGCAGCACACCGCGGTCGTTTATCCGTTCGTTGGTGTGGTAGTCGCGTAACTCATCAGCGGACAGCGCGCGCTGCGCCTGGGCGATGGCCCGCATGGCGCGCACGTCCTGTTCGCAGTAGGCGACCATCTCAGCCATCAGGCCGGGGTCGTTGCGGAATGTGCCGTCCGCCTGCGGGATCGACAGCAGCCTGATCAATTGTGATCCGCGATGATCTTTTTTCATGGACGCGCCAGCGAACCGGCCCACGTCCTCCAGGCTGCCCGGCGCGCAGTTGGCGCGGGCTTGTGCTGCGGTGCAGTAGAACTGCTCCAGCGCGTAGTCGATCTGTAGGACGTACCAGCACACCAGACGCTCAAACGCGGCGTTGTGCGCCCTGATCTGGCCGGTGTGGTGACGCACGTCAGCGGGGAACGGCTGACCTGGCAGCCATGTCCGCACCGCGTCGTCGTCGAAGGCGTAGGACATACACAGCACGTCGGTGCTGGCGTCCTGCGCGTAATTGTAGACGCCCTTGGCCGGCAAGTCACAGCGGCTGCGCGTCTCGAAATCGAGCCATAGGATGGTCATGGATGCCTCACTTCATCCGCTACTAGCCGGGGCGGCCCAACCCGCCCCGGCGTTCGCTGCCCAGTTTACGAACGGCGCCGGCGGCGCGGTGCGTCTTCAGCCGGGGCTTCCGCTGCTTCGGCGTCTTCTTCCGCCGGGGCTGCGTCCATGCCCGACCACTTCACGATGTCAAAGACGGGCGTGAAGATGCGGCCATAGCTCTTGTGCTGGTAGTGTTCCTTCTTGAGGCGCACCACCGGCACCGGCTTGTCCTGGTCTTTATCGACCTGTTCGGCGATGGCCACAGCCAGACCCTGCACGGCGCGCTTACCGCCGACGCTGGTCACGCTGTAGCGGACTTGCAGACCTTCATCCTCGCCGTTGGTGCAGGCCAGCGTCATGCCGATCTGCATTTCCCAGCCGCGCTTGGCGGAGGGAGGCGCGGGGTCAAGTTCCGGCAGCGGCTCAGAGACGCTGACCATCTTTTCAGCCAGCACTTCGCCGTCGCCCCAGGCAATGTAGCCGTGGACAAACGAGAAAGGGTTGACGGCCCACAGGCTGTCATCCTCAACTTCGGTCTGATCAGCACCGAAAACCCAGTGGCCGGTCTTGTCCATCTTGAGGATGGCCATACCGCCAGCGCCGCCCGACGATTCGATAGAGCGCAGCGCGGACGCCAGCGATTGCACGGACGGCAGACCAGCGCCGCCAAACTTGGTAACTTCGTTCATTGTCGTACCCTTTCCTTACTGGATTTTGGCCATCGCTTTTTTCAACGTGTGGCCGATTTGCAACACTGCGGGCCGGGGGTCATTCCCCGGTGCTAACGTGTTACCACTGGAGACGGCGACCACCAGGTCAGCCGGCAATTCGATCTTCATCTTTTTCAGCAGCGTTTCAGCCTGTGCTGGTGAGATAATCTTCTCAACGTACACGTCGCTGCGATCTAAACCTAATTCACAGACCAAAGCATTTGCCGTTTTGGCCTCATCAGCCCACTGGCGGGTCGCCCGCTTCGGCACCAGCTTCCAGTCGCCCACCGGCTTGCCCTCACTCAGCATCTGCAAGGCCAGCGCCTGCAAGCCAGAGATGAAGTCCTCCACCAGCGGCACCTGATCCAGATAATGCGCGATCTGATCCACCGGCAGCGCGTCCAGCTTGGTCGCCAGCAGGCGATCCACAGCGCCGGTCATCACCGGGCAGACAGGCTTGGCAGCGCACCACTTGCAGTGGTCGCCGGCCTTCAACGGTGCGTCAGGCTTCAACGCGCGCGTCACAGCCGCCTTCAAGTCAGCCTCGAACGCCTTGATCCGTTCGACCGTGGTCATCCACCGCTTGACGCTGGGCGGCTGCACGATGATCAGTTCGACATCCTCCGCGCCCTCAAACACCCACTTTGTGGCGTCCGTCCGCATGGCGGCGGCGGCGTAGAACATCAGCTGGGCGTTTTCCTCAGCCCCAACAGGAATTCCATCGCCGAACTTCCAATCCAGCACGACAGCGCGATTGCCAAGGCGGCCCAGAAAATCAGTACTACCAAAAACGTCAGGCAGATAATCGCCAAACCCCACCCGGCTTTCGACCGCATACTCCATCCTTCCCTCTGGATCGATCTCATCCAGCGCGGCCAGCGCCGGGCGCAGCTTGCGCGCGATCAGGTCTTCATCCAGCGTAATGCCCTCATGGGTGCGCCCCAGATAGGTTTCCGGCGGGCAGTGCTTGTCCAGCACGTCCGCGATGGTGTCGTGCAGCAAGGTGCCTTCGTTGGCGTAGCTGCTGCTGGGCTGCGGTGGCATCTTGTCCACCAGCGCCACGCTGCCTGGGCAGGCGATGACGCGCTTGGCGGTTGATCCGCCAACGATCCTACTGTGTTGCATCGTTCACTGTCCTTTGTTTGGGTGGGTTGTATGGCACGTCAAACTGTCTGTTGCAACCGGCGGCGTTAGGTTGGCGGCTGACTTGGCGTTACCATTAGCGCGGGCCTGATCATAGACGGGCCGGCGGTGTTTGCGTAGGGCCTCGCTGAAACGATACACGCTCCCCCAGCCGTACATGTGGGCAAGCTCCCCTAGTGTTAGGCTATCGTGAGGGTGTCCGATTGCGGGCAGCGTGGGCGCAGTGCCTGGCGGCCTGGGTGGGTGGTTGGTGCGCCCTTTGGGCGCCTCCTCCTTGGCCATGCGCGCCTCTACAGATGCGACCTGGGACAGATGCGCCCGTATGCGTTCATTGGCAACGATCGGCACCCGGCGCCCGTCATCGTACAGCCAAAAAAATCGGCGTTCATGGATGATCGGACGGCGGCTCATGCCAGCAGCCCCTGTGCGGTGCAGGTCTGGCGTAGGTGATGCGGTGCGTATCCATACATCCGTTTTGCATCCCCATATTCGCGGCACAGGGCCTCAATGCGCGCGTCCAAGGCGCGGGTGGCGCTGTAGAGCCTGTCGTGCTCTGCAAGCGCCGCAGCGGCGTCCTGCAAGATATCGTGCTCTAAGCGCGGTGATGTGCTTTGCATTATCTGTCATCCTCTATCAGTAGGGCCAGCGCCAACAGCGCCAGCGCGATCAAAAGCCCGGCCATGCTATGCGCCAGCGTCATCAAGGGCGCCCTGAATAGCATCATATTGGCGCCAGAGCCGCCCTATGTCGGCTTGGGCCTCCGCTAGCCGTTCAGCCAGCACCAAAGCTAGTTCGCTGTCATGTCTTGCCGCGTCTAGCAGCGCCAGCGTGGGCAGCGTGCGTAGGTAGTTACGGTCGTTCAGTTTCATGGTTCAAGCCTCCCCCGTTGCCGCGCGGCTTATTGCGGTCATCATCATACTGTGCATTTGGTGATCCGCTTGGCCTACCCATGCAAAGGTTAGCGTGCCGTTGCGCGTCCGGACGGTCACTTCAAAGCCGTTCACCGGCAAGATCACTGTGTCCGTTGATACACGCTCCGCAATCTCCTCCCATGCATCTTGCGTGGTGACGGTCAATTCATGCCACGGATCTTCCTTGTGGCCGAATTCATCGCACCATGCGGCATAAGCGGCTTGTCCGGGTGACGGGCCAAATACAATCGGTGTTTTCTCGTTCATTGGTCTTGCTCCTGGTTGGTTGTCTGTTGCTCGATCAAGTCTGCAATGCGCCCATAACTCTCTGCAAGCTCGAGCTTGCGCCGCTCATCACTGGCGCTGTCGCACCATTGCGCTTCACTGTAATGGGCCGCCTCGGACTCGCGGTAGAGGCGCGCGGCCTCGATGGCGCCGTGACGGGCGATAGCGTCCGCGGCTATTTGTTCGGCTGTCATAGTTCATTTCTCCCTTATCTGGCCATTGAGCGGCCATATGGCCAGCCGCCGTGACGGCTGGCCCTATGGCGGCTCAGGATGCCATTGCAACGGCGGATGCCTTGCGCTTGCTGGCGCCATGCGCCGGAAAGCCGATAATCGACTTGCGGCCTGTCAGGGCGCACAAGCCGCATGTGGCGCATGTGACGTTGTCGCTGATAGTGGCAGGGCAGATCGCGATCTTGCGTCCGCTTGGCGTCACAGTGGCGCGCGTTGCATCGGCAGGCAGCACAACAACAACAGGCGCGATATTGAGCGCGGCTAGTTCGTCGGCATGCGCCAGATCATTGGCTGACAAATTGACGGCAAATCCCTGCCCGATTGCGTCAACAACGGCAGCGGCGTTGTCAGCGTCCATCGGCTTGTGAGTGTAGGTATAGCCGCGTTTGCCGCGGTTGGCGCGCACAAGGCCGCCCATGGCCTCGCGATCGATCGCGTCGCCGATGCCTGGAAGATCTCCGGCCTGGTTATGGCGCCAGAGAGTCCCCTTGGGCAACTTGCGGATTTCATCCATTGCCGCATCCCATGCCAGCCCTGCCTTGCGCTCCGTCACATTGCGCCAGAGGATGGCAAGCGGCCCGCCTTCGGCATAACAGCCATTGCCTTTCAGTGGGCATGCATGCGGGCAGCTTTCCTCAGATGTAGTGGTGACAGGGATTGGCCCAGTCTTGGCGTTGCGGCTGGTGCGGGTAAATTGGATGTGATGGGAGATCATGGGATTGTACCTTCGTTTATCGGCTTGTCTCATCAGACTGTCGGGAGCCGCCCGACAATGACGCGCACACGGTGCGCGTTTCGACCTTACTTATGGTTCCAATTGTAATGGCCATTCAGCAGATTGTGACGGCCGTTTAGGATGTTTTCCGGCGCCTTGCGGCCGGCGCGGTCGTAAGCGGCAATCTTGTCTGTTAATCGATTGTAGGCGGCCGCAAGCGGCGCCGTGACGATAATACCGTTCCAGAGACGGTCGCCGGCGACAAGATAGTGCAGCATGTTGGTTGTGTTGGCTTGGCTCATGATATCGTTTCCTGTCGTTTAATGTTTAGCGGCTGGCGTGCGGAAAGGCGGCGATGCGGAATGCATCATATGCGGCGACCTTGGCCGCGAACAATTCCGCGAAATATCCCTTGCCGGAGCATTCTGACCCGCGACTAATGCCGGCACGATCAAGGGCCGCTTGCCAATCGTTATCGGCGCGAATGGCGGCGCGATACAGCGCCCGGATGTTGTAGGTGGTCGTCATGATAGTGTCCCTTCGTTTAGTTGATTGTGGGGTTAGAAGTTGTCGATGCTGCGCGTGACATAGCCGGCGATTGGCAGCGCGCGCACAGCCTCATGATCGTCTGCCGTGTAATCGATGCCCGTGTCATCAGCGTACACCACATAGTGATCCTGGCCGCTGTGGATCACGCTGCGGCCAACATCCTCATACGCAAAATCATGGTCACCGAAATCTGCGTCGATCATGCGGCATGCGTCCGTGATGGTGTCGGCGGTGGCGGTGCCCCAAACGAGGCCGCTGTTGCTTTCGATGATGGTGTATGTGGTCATGATGTCGTTTCCTTTCTCTCAGTTGCGAGTCGTTATGCGTTGCCTGTTGCGGCGAAAGCCGCCAGTTTGGCATCTAGTTCTTTCAGGGTGTAGGCGCGGAATTGAGGCCCCGCTGAGTCCACCTCGCGGCTAGCGGGTAGAAGGGGAACCGCAAGCCAATACCCCAGCTTGAAAACCCGAAAGCCCCATGTGCCGCGGCTCTTGTGTCCCGCCACAGCGTGATATTCCCCTTTGCGGAAACGGCTCTTTTCAATGTGCTGCATTGTTTTTCCCTGTCGTTTAGTGGATTGTGTGGTGTGGTGTCAGATGATAGCGAGAATGGCAAGACAGGCGAAAAGCGCCAGCATGGCGAGTGCATCTTTGATCATGGCGTTAGACTCCCTTTGCCAATTCTACGCGCCAGTAACCCTTGCGCTTGGAGGCGCGGAAGGCCGTAGCGTCTTTTGATTTGATAGCGTCATCGACGCGGCGCATGTCGCGCATGTCGCGTCCGAAATGAACGTCCTGCCATGCCTTAGCGTAGCAGGCGTATATCCAGAGGTGCTGAATAGCGTCGGCGTCTGTGATGTATGTTTGCGCGGCGTCGCGCGGCTTAACGTTGATGTGCATGTCATGTACCTTCGTTGTTGATGCGCCCATCATATCAACGCCGGCCAACCATGCAACACATTTTTCTGCATCCTTACGAATTTGTAATGTTAGCTTGGTTTTGGCTGTTTAGGCGGTGCATTGTCATGGGAGCTTGGCAAAGCGCCTAAGATTTGGGGCTGAATGCGCGCGCGATATCAAGGGGATATGAGACTTCTGGGCTGTTTAGGTAGTGTTTTATAGTTTCCTGATAATTAAATATAGGTGTATTATATAGCTAATACGCTGTGACGCTGGCGCGCGGTGCCCCCACGCCGCCCGCCGTTCTGGGGTGAACTGCTCACCTTCGTGACAATTCGCCTAAAATGGCGTAACCCTATGGCATTGCAGGCAAAAACCATTGTCATGGCGATTGCCTAAAAACGCCCAAAAACACCAGGTCCGCGCCAGGTTCGCATGGATTGTCACATTGTCACGCAATCACGTCCGTGATGTGCCAACCGAAACGCGAAACCTAAGACGCCCATGCCAACAAACGACCGCGCAAGCTAGCGCGCCAGGCGATTGAAATTGTCATGCCCAAATCGCCCAACCGGGCAAATGACCGCGCGCCTGCGCGTGCGCGTGCGGCTGTGCGCGTCTGCCCGCGCGTGCGGGTGGGGGGGGTGGGGGCCGGCGCGCCGGTGACTGTCACGGGCACCGTCCGCAAACAATTTTTGAAAATTTTTTTTATAAAATGGCAACACAGTTTAGTGCAGCCTTGCCCGCGCACCCCGCGTCATCTATTATGGCACCATGACCTTCTATTCCCTGCCGTTCGCACCCGAACGCCCAGAAGCCACCGAGGCGCGTCTGGAAGCGATCTACGAAGCCGCGCGTTATGGCCTGAAAGGCGACAGTCTGGCGTTGGCCGCTGGCCTCACTCCCGCGCAGTTCCGGCGCCTGGCTGAGTTTGATGCGCTGGTCGAGATCGCCGAGATGAAGGGCCGCGCTGATGGCGAACTGTCCGCCGCCAAGACGATGTACAACGCCGCAGCGTCAGGCGACGCCAGGGCGGCGCTGGACATCCTCAAGCACAACCACGGCTGGGTGGCCAAGCAGCAGATCGACGTAAACATCGACCAGCAGATCAGCATCACCGCGGCGCTGGAAAAAGCGCAGAGCCGCGTCATAGAGGGGCTGTACACCGTACTGCCCCGCATAGAGGACAACAACAGTGCAGCAGCCAATCTACTCAGCGCAGGACGAGATGGCTCTGATGAGCCGGCTGTGGTCGCCGGCTATCAAGGATGACCCACTGGCGTTTGTGCTGCTGACCTACCCGTGGGGTGAGCCGGGTACGCCGCTGGAACACTTCCAAGGGCCGCGCAAATGGCAGCGCGCGGTGTTGGCCGACATCCGCGACCACATCAAGGACAACGGCGGCAAGGTGGACTACGACACCTTCCGCAAGGCAGTGGCGTCAGGCCGCGGTATCGGCAAGTCGGCGCTGGTCAGTTGGCTGGTGCATTGGATGCTGTCCACGCGCATCGGGTCTACCACAATTGTATCGGCCAACAGCGAGGCGCAGCTACGGTCGGTGACTTGGGCCGAGATCACCAAGTGGCTGGCGATGGCCATGAACAGCCACTGGTTCGAGATCGCCGCTACACGCATCATGCCGGCCAAGTGGATCACGGAACTGGTCGAGCGCGACCTCAAGAAAGGCACACGCTACTGGGCCGTCGAGGGCCGGCTGTGGTCGGAGGAGAACCCCGACGCCTACGCCGGGGTTCACAACTGGGACGGCGTGATGCTGATCTTTGACGAGGCCAGCGGTATCCCCGACAGCATCTGGTCGGTCAGCGACGGCTTCTTCACGGAGAACACGCCGCACCGCTTTCACGTTGCGTTTTCCAACCCGCGGCGCAACACCGGCTACTTCTACGAGACGTTCAACAGCAAGCGGGCGTTCTGGCGCACGCGCAACATCGACGCGCGCGAGGTCGAGGGAACCGACAAGAACCTGTACCAGCGCATCATCAACGAGTATGGCGCAGACAGCTACCAGGCCAACGTCGAGGTCTACGGTCAGTTCCCGTCAGAAGGCGACGATCAGTTCATTCCGGTCAATCTGGTGGACGACGCCATGAAGCGGCCTAGGTTGAAGGATGAGTCGGCACCGATTACCATCGGCGTTGATCCGGCGCGGTTTGGATCGGATGCCACCGTCATCGCGGTGCGGCAAGGACGCGATATAGTTGCCATCAAACGGCTGCGCGGCGCTGACACAATGGAGGTGGTCGGCCACGTCATCGAGGCCATCGAAGAATACAAGCCCGCGCTGACCGTGATCGACGAGGGCGGCCTGGGTGCAGGCGTCGTGGATCGGCTGAAAGAGCAGCGGTACAAGGTGCGCGGCGTCAACTTCGGCAACAAGGCGCAGAAACAGCTTATGTACGGCAACAAGCGGGCTGAGATGTGGGGCGCCATGCGCGAGTGGCTCAAGACAGCCAGCGTGCCGAACGACCGCTTTCTGAAGTCTGATCTGATCGGGCCAAAGACGAAGCCGGACAGCAAGGGGACGCTGTTCCTTGAGTCGAAGAAGGATATGAAGGCCCGCGGGCTGGCGTCACCCGACGCTGCCGACGCCATCGCGGTGACGTTCGCGTTCCCAGTGGCGCACAGAGAAGGGCGCGTTGACAAAAAACGCGGCGGCGGATATTCTCCCGGCGGAGTGTCCAATTCTTGGATGGGTTCGTAAATTGGCCGACAAGAAAAAGTCTGTTTCGCTGGCCGTGGGTCGTGGGGAAAAGCTCTCTGCGGCCAAGGGTGCGGGATTGACGGCCAAGGGCCGCGAGAAGTACAACCGCGAGACCGGGTCGAACCTGAAGCCGCCGGCACCCAACCCCAAGACGAAGGCGGATGCAGGGCGTAAGGCCAGTTTTTGTGCGCGTATGGGCGCAGTAGCAGCTAAGGCTAAGGATGGCGAACGCGCCAAAGCCAGCCTCAAACGGTGGAAATGCTCATGAAGAAGCCAGGTCTGTATGCGAACATCAACGCCAAAAAGGAGCGGATTGCCGCTGGTTCTGGCGAAAAAATGCGTAAAGCGGGCGACAAGGGGGCCCCAACAGCCAAAGACTTCAAAAATAGCGCCAAAACAGCGAAAAAGGGCAAATAATGCGCCGCATGACCCCCGCCAAGATGCCGATGGGCCTGAAAATGCCCAAGCCGAAGGCCGAAATGGACGCGATCCCGTTGGCGCGTAAGCCCATGCCGGGCGGCAAGGACATCATCAGCATCACCACGCGGATGCGTGAGACGCCCATGAAGAAGGGCAAATAAGATGCCTTTGTCCAAATCTGCCGGCAAAGAGGCGTTTCGCAAGAACATCAAGGCGGAAGTGAAGGCTGGCAAGCCAGTCAAACAGGCTGTAGCCATTGCCTACAGCGTCAAGCGCGAAGCGGCCAAAAAGGGTAAGAAGTAAGCATATGGCCGACCCCACAGGCATGGTAGCGGCGGGTAAAGTCGCCAATGTGGGGTCAAACCCTGAGAAGGTGCCTGCGCGCGACGAAGACAAGATGGCAACCATGCGCCACCGCCTGAAGATGGCGCAGTCGGCGTATTCGGACAGCCGTGAAGACGAACTGGACGATCTGCGGTTCATGGCCGGCAGCCCTGACAACCAGTGGCAGTGGCCCGCCGACGTGCTGGCCACCCGTGGTAGTGTGCAGGGCCAGACGATCAACGCGCGTCCGTGCCTGACCATCAACAAGCTGCCGCAGCACGTCCGTCAGGTGACCAACGAGCAGCGCCAGAACCGGCCCAGCGGCAAGGTCATCCCCGCAGACGACAACGCCGACGTGCAGGTCGCTGAGATTTTCAACGGCGTGGTGCGGCACATTGAGTATATGTCCGACGCCGACGTGGCCTACGACACCGCCTGCGACAACCAGGTGACCTACGGCGAGGGCTACATCCGCCTGCTGACGGAATACTGCAACGACGAGACGTTCGATCAGGACATCCGCATCGGGCGCGTCCGCAACTCGTTCAGCGTCTACATGGACCCGACGATCCAAGACCCGTGCGGCGCCGACGCTGAGTGGTGCTTCATCACCGAAGACATCCTTAAAGAAGAATACGAACGGGAGTTTCCGGACGCCACGCCGATCAGCACGCTGTACAGCCAAGGCGTGGGCGATCAGGGCCTTTCGGCGTGGCTTCAGGAAGACACGATCCGCATCGCGGAATATTTCTACAACAAATACGAAAAAGCCACGTTGCACCTGTATCCGGACAACCAGACTGCCTACCGCGGCACGCCGCAGGACAAGCAGCTTATGGCCATGTTTGGCAAACCGCTCCGCAGCCGCGAAGTTGACCGCAAGAAGGTCATGTGGATGAAAACCAACGGCTACGACGTGCTGCAAGAGCGCGAGTGGGCCGGCAAGTGGATTCCGGTCGTGCGCGTCATCGGCAACGAGTGGGAAGTTGAAGGCCAGATGTACATCAGCGGGCTTGTGCGGAACGCCAAGGACGCCCAGCGGATGTACAACTACTGGACAAGCCAAGAAGCCGAGATGCTGGCGCTGGCACCCAAGGCACCCTTCATTGGCTATGGCGGCCAGTTTGAAGGCTACGAGATGCAGTGGAAGACCGCCAATACGACCAATTGGCCGTATCTGGAGGTCAATCCCGACGTGACGGACGGTGCCGGGGCTGTCCTCCCGCTGCCTCAGCGCGCGCCGCCTCCGTTGCCCCAGACCGGCTTGATCCAAGCCAAGATGGGGGCTGCTGACGACATCAAGGGAACCACCGGCCAGTACGACGCCAGCCTTGGGATGCAGGGCAACGAACGCTCCGGTAAGGCCATCCTTGCCCGCGAGAAGCAGGGCGACGTTGGCACGTACCACTACGTGGACAACTTGGCCCGCGCGATCCGCCACATCACCCGGCAGATCGTGGACATGATCCCGAAGATTTACGACACGCAACGCATCGCCCGCATCATCGGCGTTGACGGCGAAGTCAGCATGGTCAAGTTCAACCCGTCGCAGCCGGAACCAGTCAAGGAAATCCGTGACCAGATGGGTGCGATGATCGAGAAGGTCTACAACCCCAGCATCGGCACCTACGACGTGATGGTCACGACTGGCCCAGGTTACATGACCAAGCGTCAGGAAGCCTTGGACGCCATGTCGATGATCCTGCAATCCAACCCGCAGCTTTGGACTGTGGCGGGCGATCTGTTCATCAAGAACATGGATTGGCCCGGCGCGCAGGAGATGGCAGCGCGGTTTAAGAAGATTCTTGATCCGAAGGTTCTGGCGGAAGGCGATCAGTCGCCTGAGATGATGGCAGCCCAGCAGCAGATGGAAGCCATGACGCAAGAACTAAACCGCATGACGGACATCATTGCCAACGTGCAGGACAGCGTTGCCCAGCGCGAAGTGGACATCAAGGAATACAAGGCCCAGGTGGACGCCTACGACGCCGAGACGAAGCGGATCAGCGCCGTGCAGCAGAGCATGACGCCAGAGCAGATTCAGGACATCGTGATGGGTACAATCGCCGCGGCGCTGGACACCGGTGACCTGATCGGCGGCGCGCCGCAGATGCGCGAGATGCCCGACATGGAGCAGCCAGAGATGCAGCCGGAAATGCCCGAGATGCAGCCCGAAATGCCGCCTGAAGGAATGATGGAATGAAGTGCGCGGACTTTGTAGGGATGTTGTTTCTGGCGCGGGATGTGACCCATTCCGCCCACCTGAACACGCGCAGCTATGCCAAGCACATTGCGCTGAACGAGTTCTATGACGGCATTATCGACCTGGCAGACAAGTTTGCCGAAGCCTACCAAGGCAAGTACGGCCTGATCGGGCCGATCTCGCTGATGTCGGCCAAAAAGACCAACAACGTGGTCGAGTTCCTCGAAGGCCAGCTAGAAGACCTTGAGCAAATGCGCTATAAGGTCGTCGATAAGGAGTGTACCCCGCTCCAGAACATTATCGACGAAATTTTCGGGCTGTATTACACTTCGTTGTATAAGCTCAAATTTCTGGCGTAAGGAACGACTATGGAACTGCTTCGCCCATTGAATGACGCCGGGTTTGCGACGCAAAGCGCGGCTTACACCGGCACCGCCGGGTCTGTGACCGGCTGGAACGCCGGCCCGCAGGGCGTGCTGGTGTGGTGTACAACTGATGCCTACGTCCTGGTTGGTGAAGGCGTGACCGCCACGTCCGCAGCCACACCGCTGCCTGCCTACACGCCCGTGCCGATCACCGTCCCGCAGGGAACTGGCGGTGTGTGGCGCGTCAGCGCGATCCAGATCAGCGCCGGCGGCACGATGTACGCAAAGCCGATCAACATTCGATGAGCTTTGGCATCCCCGTCCGTAACGGCCTTTCTATAGGGCTTTTGGCTTCGACGTTTCTGTCGTCGGGCGGACGGCTTGTGCCAAGCTTGTCACTAAACTTTTTGGCCGGCAACACCCTTGACCCCCGCATCACGTTTACCCGTTCCACCACAGCTACGTTTGTGGGTAGCAACGGGCTGATTCAAACGGCGGCAATCAACGCCCCGCGCTTTGACTACGATCCCGTTACGCTTGCGCCAAAGGGCTTGTTGGTTGAGGAACAGCGGGTCAACTTGCTGCTGCGCTCGGAGGAATTTGACAACGCTTCCTGGTCAAAGGTTCGCTCCAGCATCACGGCTAACGCTACGACCTCGCCTGACGGCACGACGAACGCGGATAGGTTTGTTATCGACACTACGCCAGCAGCTAACCACTCTTGTGGCCAGCCCGTTTCAGTAACCAGTGGCATAACTTACGCATTTACAGTGTTTGCTAAAGCCGATCAATTTAGCCAGATTAATTTGCGTTTTTCAGCTCAATTTCCAGCCTCAACTTCCACTTATTTCGACTTAATTAGTGGAGTTGTTACTGTGGGTGCGGGCGCACTTTCTGCATCTATGACATCTTTTGGCAACGGTTGGTGGCGTTGCACTCTTTTGGCAACCGCTAACGCAACAGGTTCATCTTCACCTCAAATCTTTCTTGCTGAAAGTGGTTCGATTACCATATTGATAGGCGACGGCACCAGCGGCCTGTTTCTTTACGGCGCGCAACTCGAAGCCGGCACGTTTGCCACCAGTTACGTCCCCACCGTGGCATCCACGGTCACCCGCGCGGCTGACAACGCGGTGATTACAGGGGCAAACTTCTCAAGTTGGTACAACGCCAGTGAGGGGTCGATTGTCGTAAGCGGCGATAGCATTCGCCCAATTGGCTCGTCTCCAGCCACACGTATTTTTCAATTTGATAATGGCACTACAGCCAATAATATTCGAACTGGGGGCCTATCCACGCTTCAAGTGGTTGATGGCGGTGTTACTCAGGCATCTATTGCTGCCACACCTTCAATCCCCTTCGATGGCACTGTGTTTAAGTTTGCATCGGCTTTTAGGTTAGACGACTTTGCCACCGTTACGACAGGCGCTGTCGTGACTGATACAAGCGGAACTATGCCAACTGTAACGCAACTATCCCTTGGAGGCAGCAGCCTTGCCGGTGGACTGCTCAACGGCCACCTCCGCAACATCACCTACTATACGACACGTCTCACCGACGCACAGCTACAGGCGCTTGCAGCATGATCGACCTTTATCTCATGACCGACACCGACGCAGAAATGCTTGTTGCGCTGATCGCTGCTGGTGTCACCGACGAAGAAGGTTTTCCGGTCGCGGGCGTCTCGCTCGACCACATCGGGTCATTCAGCCGCGTGACGGGCTACAGCAAAGCCAAGGACAAGTCCGGTGAGCCTATTGCTATCGTTGTGGACTACCCTGGCTGGCACACCAACCTCCGCGGCGATTTTACCGACGAGCAGCTTGCTGCGTTGGCGCCGATCAGCGTTCAGCCAGCATCCCCGCACCGCGTCTGGGCATAATGTTGCACACAGATACTGTATAGTGTAAGTTACACAGTAACCGTACCGGTGAGGTTCACCGGGAACTCCATAGGGGTTATACATGGACGAGAATGTCCCAACTGAAGCGGGTGCCTCCGCGCCGGAACTGGAAGCCACGGCAGCAATCCAGCCCGCAGAAAATACGACGCCGGAAACGCCTGTCGAACAGGAAGCATCCAAGACCTTCTCCCAGGAGGAACTGGACGCAATCGTCGGCAAGCGGCTTGCAAGGGAACAGCGTAAGTGGGAGCGTGAGCAAGCCCAAAGACTGGAAATGGCCCAAGCGCAGAAAGCAGCAGCATCGCCTTCTGATCTGACCGCCGACCAGTTTAACACCTACGAAGATTACGCAGAGGCTTTGGCCGAACGTAAAGCGGAGGAGTTGTTGGCAAGGCGGGAAACCGCCAAGCAGCAGCAGGCATTGCTTGATGGCTACCACGACCGTGAGGAATCAGCGCGGGATCGGTACGACGACTTCGAACAAGTCGCCTACAACCCCAACCTGTCCGTCACGGAGACAATGGCGCAAAGCATCCAAGCGTCCGACATTGGCCCCGATGTCCTGTATTGGCTCGGTTCCAACCCGAAGGAAGCGGATCGCATTGCCCGGCTGCCGCCCATTTTGCAGGCAAAAGAGATCGGAAAACTTGAAGCCGGCATGGCCTCAAGCCCGCCGGTTAGAAAGACTTCAACCGCCCCGGCACCGATTGCACCTGTCACAGCCCGCGCTTCTGGCGCGCCCGCGTATGATACGACCGACCCTCGTTCGACAAAGTCGATGAGTACGTCGGAATGGATCGAAGCGGAACGGATGCGGCAGATCAAGAAGTACGAGGCACAACGCAACCGTTAATTTGGGACTACCATCATGGCTAACTCGATTCTTACTATCGACATGATCACGCGGAAAACTCTCGAAATCCTTGAGAACAACCTCGTGCTCACCCGCAACGTCAACCGTCAGTACGACGACAGCTTTGCTGTTGAAGGCGCCAAAATCGGTTCGACCCTGCGTATCCGTCTGCCCGACCGCGCGCTGGTCACTGACGGCGCTGCCCTTCAGGTGCAGGATGACAACGAGCAGTTCACCACGCTGACCGTTGCCAACCAGAAGCACATCGGCGTGAACTTCACGACCGCCGAACTGACCATGCAGTTGGACGACTTCGCAGAGCGCGTGCTGAAGCCGCGTGTCTCGCAGCTTGCCTCCAGCATCGACGCTGACGTGGCCAACGCCTACGCCACCATCGGCAACACGGTCGGCACCCCCGGCACCACCCCGTCCACTTCGCTGGTTCTGCTTCAGGCCCAGCAGAAGCTGAACGAGAACGCTGCTGTGATGTCGCCGCGCTACGCGACGGTCAACCCGGCTGCTAACGCTGGCCTGGTTGAAGGCATGAAGGGCCTGTTCAACCCGACCGACACCATCAGCAAGCAGTTCAAGAACGGCATGATGGGTACCGGCGTGCTTGGTTTCGAAGAAATCAATATGTCGCAGTCCATCAAGCAGTTCACCACCGGCACCCGTACCGCCACCGGCGGCACGACCTCGGCGGCTGTTACGGCTGAAGGCGCCACCACCATCGCCATCACCGGCGCTGGCAACGCAAACACCGTTCGCGCCGGTGACGTGTTCACCGTGAACGGCTGCTTTGCTGTGAACCCGCAGACCCGTGAAAGCACTGGTTCGCTGTTCCAGTTCGTCGCGCTGGCTAACGTCACGTTGGGTAGCTCGGGCGAAGGCAACATCACCGTTGCGCCGATCTACTCGGCTACCAACGCGCTGGCCACTGTGAACTCGCTGCCGGCCACTTCGCAGGCTGTCGTGTTCGTTGGCGCTGCTGGCACCCAGTACGCGCAGAACCTGGTGTACCACAAGGACGCCATTACCTTCGCCACCGCCGACCTTCTGCTGCCGCAGGGTGTCGATATGGCGTCGCGTCAGGTGCATAACGGCATCAGCCTGCGTATCGTTCGTCAGTACGACATCAACAACGACCGTATGCCTTGCCGTATCGACGTTCTGTACGGCTTCAGCACGATCCGTCCGCAGATGGCTTGCCGCGTCTGGGGCTAACCTGAAACCGGCCCCCGGTTCGCCGGGGGCCACCTCTTTTGAAAGGATTCTACAATGGCTCTCCCCAATGGCGGCGGTGGTTATCAGGTCGGCGACGGCAACCTGACTGAACCGCTTATCGACGCGATTCCGCTCCCGATCTCTATCACGGCGGCTGCTACGCTCACCCCGGCTCAGGTGCTGAACGGCGTGATCTTGGCCAACAGCGGTGTTACCACCACGCAGACCTACACGCTGCCGACCGTGGCGCTGCTGGAAGCCACTCTGTCCAACTCGGACAAGGTCGGCACGTCCTTCATGTTCCGCGTGGTCAACCTCGGCACGTCGTCCGGTACTGCGGTTATCGCCGCTGGCACCGGTTGGACTGTGTCGGGTTCGCTGACGATGACCATCCCGGTCACGACCGGCGCGGCTATGCTTGCCCGCAAGTCGGACACCGGCGCTTGGACGCTGTACCGCGTAGCGTAATTGGTTAGCCCCGGCTTTCGGGCCGGGGCTACCTTTTCAGGAGATAGATAATGGCGAATACCAAAGCAATCGGTGTTGCCTTCCTTGACCAAGACATCATCGGCGCTGAGTTTATTTTGTCTGACGAACAGCTTGGCTACACCGCCGCCGCACAAGGCACCGTTACGCAAGCGACGAGCAAAAGCACGGCAGTAACGCTGAACACGTCGGCTGGTCGCATCACCATGAACGGTGCGGCTCTTGCCGGCAACACCGCTGAATCATTTACGCTGAACAACAACCTGATTTCGACCAACGACGTTCTGATTGTCAATATTTCGGCAGGCGGAACTGCGGCTGCTTACACGACGTATATCTCAAGCATGACAACGGGTTCGGCTGTTGTCACGCTGCGGAACATGACGTCGGGTTCGCTGTCGGAAGCGGTCGTGATCAACTTTGCGCTGATCCACTGCGCCTAACGAAGTGGGCGGCCTTCGGGCCGCCCATTTTAAGGATTTCTTATGTCCGTCATTTACATGGTTCACCCGACGCACGGCGCCAAGGTTGCGATCTCCAATGAGGAAGCGATTTTGGATGCAATGGATGGCTGGGAACGCTATGATGTGGTCACGTCATCTGTGGTGATGGACGATGACGAGGATGAGATCGTCAACGAGATGGCGGCACCAAAGCGGCGCGGACGCATCCGCGCAAAGCAGGAAGACTGACCAATGACCAGCGCCGGCGACATCATCAACGGGTCACTGCGGCTTTTGGGTGTCTTGGCCGAAGGTGAAACGCCGTCAGCCGAAACGTCGCAAGACGCGCTGGCCGCCATGAACCAGATGATTGATAGCTGGAACACAGAGCGCCTGTCGGTGTTCTCTACGCAGGATCAGGTGTTCACATGGCCCGCGGGCCTGCTGTCGCGCACGCTGGGGCCGACCGGCAACTTCGTCGGCAACCGCCCTGTGCTGCTGGACGACAGCACCTACTTCCTCGACGCCAGCACCGGCATCAGCTACGGCATTAAATTCATCAACCAGCAACAGTACAACGGGATTGCGGTCAAGACCGTGACCTCGACGTTCCCCCAAGTGATCTTCGTCAACAACACGTTCCCCGACATTGAGATGTACATCTACCCGCGGCCCACGCGCGCGCTGGAGTGGCACTTCATCTCTGTTGAAGAACTGACCAAGCCTGCGCTGCTGGCGACCGAACTGACGTTTCCGCCAGGCTATTTGCGGGCGTTCCGCTACAATCTGGCCTGCGAGATGGCGCCGGAGTTTGGCGTCGAACCAAGCCCGCAAGTGCAGCGGATCGCCATGACCAGCAAGCGCAACCTCAAGCGCATCAACAACCCTGACGACATCATGTCCATGCCGTACAGCATCGTGGCGACCCGTCAGCGGTTCAACATCTTCGCAGGGAACTACTGACGATGGCTAACGTCAAAATCTCTCAGCTTCCCGCAGTTACAGTCCCGCTGGCTGGCACTGAGGAAATACCGGTTGTGCAGAGCGGTGTCACCAAGCGCACGGCGATCAACAATATTCTGAACGCAAACACCATACCGTACATCGCCGTTGGCCGCGGCTCAGTTTCCGCGCCGTCGTACACCTTCACCGGTGACCTCAACACCGGTATGTGGTCGCCTGGCGCTGACACCATTGCGTTCAGCGAAGGCGGCGCGGAGGCTATGCGTATTGACAGCACCGGCAAAGTGGGGATTGGGACAAACAATCCCGTCTACACTTTGGATGTAAACGGAGGCGCAAACTTTCAAGGCACAGGTGTAAACACCAACCTTGTTTCAATCGGCATCGCCCGCATTACTGCCGCTGTCGTCGAGACAGGCTTGCTTCTTTACACCAGAGTCGGCGGCGCCGATCCAGAAAGTGGTGTTACTGAAGATGTTAGTTTTTTACGTAGCCCCGGCGTCAATGGCAACCTAGACCTCGTAAACAAAGGCACTGGCAGCATTACCATTTCTGCTGACGGCGCTGGCGCTGTGGTTACGAGAACGAGTAGCATTGAACGTATGCGTATCAACAGCGCGGGCAACGTCGGGATCGGGACAAGCAGCCCCGCATCTAAACTTGATGTCAACGGTGTACTGACGACCGGGAACATAACCGCTCGTGGCGATGGCTCTGAAGGTGGACAAATTTCATTTAACAACGCAGCCAACAGCGCAGGGCCACTGACTCTTGATGTAGACAATCTTGGCAACGGGCGGCTTTTCACTACCGTCAACAATGCCAACCTAAGCCTTGGACAACTTTCTGGCACAGGCGGGATCATTCAATTTTACACTGCCAACAGCGAACGAATGCGTATCGACGCTACAGGCAGCGTCGGAATTGGGACGCTCAGCCCCGATGTCTCTGCCCTACTGGACGTTTCATCAACGACGAAAGGCTTTCTGCCGCCGCGGATGTCTACCGCGCAACGCGACGCTATCGGTGGTGCAACGCAAGAAGGTCTGATTATATACAACGTGACGACCGACAAGTTGCAAGTGTTTGCCGCCGGCGCGTGGGTTAACCTTCACTAAGGGAATTAAAGCATGATTACCAACACTTGGGCCGTTGTCCAGATGGACGCTTACCCTGAACGTGACGGCAAGACCGATGTGGTCTTCACCGTCCACTGGACGCTGACCGGCACGGATGGCGCCCACACCGGCAGCGCATATGGTTCTGTCAGTGTAACGGTTGACCCTGACGCCCCGTTCACGCCCTACGATGATCTGACGCAAGATCAAGTGGTTGGTTGGGTCAAGAGCGCGCTGGGTAATGAACCGGTTGCCGCCTACGAAGCCAATGTTGCTCAACAGATCGCTGGGCAGATTAACCCGCCTGTCGTAAGCCCGCCGCTGCCCTGGATCGCATAACCGGTATGAAGTCGCCCATCCTCGGCTCAAGCTATGTCGCCCGCAGCATCAACGCTGCGGACGCGCGCATGGTCAACCTCTTTCCAGAGGTTGTGCCAGAGGGTGGGCAGATGCCTGCGTTCCTCAACCGCGCGCCTGGGCTGAAGCTACAGCAGGCCGTTGGCACCGGGCCGATCCGCGGGCTGTGGGCGCACCAGACGCAAGGCTCTGACTTCTTCGTCGTGTCGGGCAACGAGGTCTACAAACTGTCCTCGCTGACCGGCACGCCGGTTTTGCTGGGGGCGGTCAATGGCACCGGGCCGGTGTCCATCGCCGACAACGGCGACCAGATCATCTTCGCGTGCAACCCAGACGCCTTCGTCTACACCGAATCCACCAACACGTTTGTGAAAGTCACCGACCCTGACTTCCCCGGCGCGGTAACGGTCGGCTATCTCGACGGCTACTTTGTGTTCAACCCGCCCAACAGCCAGCGGTTGTACGTCACCAGCTTGCTCGATGGCACGCAGATCGACCCGCTGGATTTTGTCAGCGCCGAAGGATCGCCAGACGGCATCGTCGGGCTGATTGTCGATCACCGCGAAGTCTGGGTGTTCGGCACAGACAGCACCGAAGTTTGGTACAATGCCGGCACGGCAGACTTTCCGCTGGCCCGCATCCAAGGCGCGTTTAACGAAATCGGCTGCGTCGCGCCCTACTCCATCGCCAAGGTGGACAACGGCGTGTTCTGGCTGGGCGCTGACGCGCGCGGCCAAGGTATCGTCTACCGGGCAAACGGCTACGTCGGCCAGCGCGTGTCCACGCACGCGGTCGAGTGGCAAATCCAGCAGTACAGCAATATGTCCGATGCGGTGGCTTATACCTACCAGCAGGACGGCCACGCCTTCTACGTCCTGAATTTTCCGACCGGCAACACGACGTGGGTGCTGGATGTCGCCACCGGTGTCTGGCACGAGCGGGCCTATTTTAGCCAAGGCTTGTTCTCGCGCCACCGCGGCGACAACCAGTGCAACTTCCTTGGCAACATCATCATTGGCGATCACCTGAACGCCAACATCTACACTTTTGACTTGACGACCTACGCCGACAACGGCACGCCGCAGAAGTGGCTGCGGTCGTGGCGGGCGCTGCCGACCGGCCAGAACAACCTGAAGCGCACGGCGCAGCACAGCCTCCAAATCATGTTCGAGTCCGGCGTGGGCCTGTCTGGCTATGCTCCGTTCGACGTTTTCTCTGAATTGCTGCTGACTGAAAACGACAATCTTATCATTACAGAATCAGGCAACTACATTGACGCGGTTTCAGATAGCATAACGCGCGTGCAAGGCGCCGACCCGGAGGTCATGCTGCGCTGGTCGGACGACGGCGGTCACACATGGTCGAACGAACATTGGCGATCCATCGGCAGAATCGGCGAATACGGTCAGCGCGCCATCTGGCGCCGCCTAGGCATGACAATGAAACTGCGCGACCGCGTGTATGAGTTGTCAGGCACCGACCCGGTCAAGATGGTCATCATCGACGCCGAATTGATGATAAGCGGCACCAATGCCTAACGCCGTCAATATCACCAACCTTACGCCGCCGCGCGTGCAGTTGGCTGATCCGGCAACCGGACTGGTCACACGCGAATGGTACAGGTTTTTTGAAAGCCTATTCCGGTTGACCGGCAGCGGGCAGAACGACTTCACGCTGCAAGACTTGCAGCTTGGCCCCGACGCTGATGCTACGTCGCTGGCGGCGGTCTTGCAGACCGAAATCCAGAACCTGTCCGTGTCACCGTCGTACACGCCGCAGTTGCCCCGCCACCGCTACGGATCATTCTACGACACCACCACGCAGACGGCAGCGGCCATCAACACTGCCTACGCCATGACGTTCAACACGACGCGGACAAGCCAAGGCATTACCATTGGCACGCCAACATCGCGCATCTACGCTGACACGCTGGCCACCTACAACATCCAGTTTTCCGTTCAGGTCAACACCACTGCGTTGACAGATCAACTGCTGTGGGTGTGGCTCCGCAAGAACGGCACGGACGTGACTGCCAGCACCAGCCAGGTGCGAACCAAGGTTCTTGATTTTGCGGCTGTCGTTACAAAGACTTTTTTGCTAGAAATGAACGCCGGAGATTATTTTGAACTGATGTGGGCGGCTGACAGCACGGGTGTTCAGTTGCAGACATTTGCCGCCTCTGGGTTCTACCCGTCCGTTCCTTCGGTCGCGCTCACCGTGACCAACAACATAAGCTCAGATGGGAGCTACTAAATGGCCGTCCTTTCTCCCTCGCCCAAAACGCAATTTCTGGACGCTTCTGGCGCGCCGTTGGTCGGCGGCAGGGTCTACACCTACGCCGCTGGCACGACCACGCCGCTGGCGACCTATACGACCGGCGCTGGCACGGTGGCCAACACCAACCCGGTGATCTTGGACTCCCGCGGCGAGGCCAACATCTGGTACACCACCGGCACCTCGTACAAGGTTGTGCTGGCTGATTCGGCTGACGCTTTGATCTGGTCGGTGGACAACATCGCTACAGTTGGGTCGATGGCGCTCCAGAACGCCAACGCGGTCGCCATCACCGGTGGCACCATCGGGTCGGGCGTGACTTTCAACGGCAATACCACCGGCACCGCGTCCAACGTCACCGGCGTCGTTGCGGTTGTCAACGGCGGCACAGGTTCAACCACGGCTTCCAGCGCGCGCAGCGCCCTCGGCGCGGCGGCAAGTGGGGCGAACACCGACATCACGTCGCTGCGGCAGAGCGTGGCAATTGTGGCCTCTGGCACGGTCGGCGCTGAGAGCATCGGCTACCGCGGCGCACCGCAGAACGCCCAGACGGCAGCCTACCAACTGGCGCTGGCCGACAACGGCAAGCACATCTCGATCACCACCGGTGGCATCACGATCCCGGCCAACAGCGCAGCAGCGTTTCCGATTGGCGCAACGGTCGTCATCTACAATAACAGCGGCAGCAGCCAGAACATCGCCATCACGACCGACACGCTGCGGCAGGCTGGCACGACCAACACCGGCACCCGGGCGCTGGCCAACTATGGCCTGGCGACGTGCGTCAAGGTGGACACGACCGTGTGGGCCATCACTGGCGCGGGGCTGACCTGATGAGCGGCGCGGTAATGTCCTTGCTGGGTACGTCGGGTGGGGCGGCGTCTGCCGTTACCATCACGGTCAACCCCGTAACGATCACGGGCATCAACATCGGGCTTACCGCGTCGGCCCAGTACCAACTTAACAGCAGCGGCAGCGCGTTCCAGATCGTCAACGGTGGCGGCGCTACTCTGCTGTACGTTTGGTGCGTCCCAGCGGCCCAAGCAGCCAACTACGAAGTGTACGCCAGCCTGGTGTCAGGGTCGTTGAGCGCCGGCAGTTCGGCCACCGACACTTGGCTGGCGCTGACATCAACGCGCAATTGGCTGGTCAGCACCACCACCCTTAAATACGCGACGATCAATGTCGGCATCCGGCGCGTTGGCACCACCACCATTTTGGCGTCGGCAGACATTAATCTAGAAGCCGAAGCAGTATAAGGATAGGCCATGTCTGTTACCGCCAAAGCCCTGATCCCAGCCAAGGTCGCCGAAGACGCGCAGTCCACGCAGTACACTGCGACCAACGTGACCGCGATCATCGACAAGTTCACAGCCACCAACTACGGCGCCGCTGCGGCGTCGATCAGCGTCAACCTGGTGACGGCAGCCGACACGTCTGGCACGCAGAACTTGATTGTGAAGACCAAGACGCTCCAGCCGTCCGAAACCTACACGTTCCCGGAACTGGTGGGCCACGTCCTGAACTCAAACGGGTTCATCTCGACGCTGGCGTCCGCGCCGCTGACGATCAACATCCGCGCGTCAGGACGCGAGATTAGCTGATGCCGCCATTCGTTGTCCTTGCATTGCCTAGATCGCGCACGGCGTGGCTGTCGCGGTTTTTGACCTATGGAGATTGGGTGTGCGGGCATGAAGAACTACGCCGCGTACGCAGTCTTGACGACGTGACGGCGTGGTTTTCACAGCCTAACATCGGCACCGCAGAGACAGCCGCCGCGCCGTGGTGGCGTCTGCTAGATCGTTTTGCGCCCGGCGCGCGCATCTTGATCGTGCGTCGCCCGGTTAGTGAAGTGGTGGATAGCTTGATGCGTCTGCCGGGGTTGACCTTTGACCGCGCCGCGCTTGAACAGACCATAATCAAACTAGACCGCAAGCTAGACCAGATTGAAGCACGGTGCGCTAACGTCCTTTCGGTCAACTTTGACGATCTAAACGATGAGACGGCCTGCGCCGCTGCGTTCGAACATTGCCTTCCTCACGCGCACGACCACAACCATTGGGCGCGGTTGGCGCCGATAAACATCCAGATAGATATGCCCGCGCTAATGCGGTACGCACACGCATACTCGCCGGCGCTGGAAAAGGTAGCCGCCATTGCAAAGCACCAAACGCTTGCGGCTATGGCCACCCGTAAACCTGTAGAACCTGAAGGCATTACGTTCCAAACAGAAACTTTTGATGATTGGCTAGACGGCGCGGCGAAGCTGTTTGACGACCATCTGGTCGCTGTTGGTGAGCCGCCAGGTAACTGGCAGAACAAGAACCTTGGGATGATGCAGCGCATCTACGACGCAGGGGCCATGCAGATTATGACCGCCCGCTGCAATGGGCGTATGTTTGGCTATCTGATGACGCTCATTGCGCCGTCAATGGCGGCTGAAAACTTGACAACGGCTACGCACACAACTTTTTATGCCGACCCAACATTCCCCGGTCTTGGCTTAAAATTGCAGCGTGCGGCGTTGCGAGATTTAAAAAAACGCGGTGTAGACGAGGTGTTTTTGGAAGCCGGTCAACGGGGTTCCGGCCCTAGACTTTCCATGTTATATAAGCGTTTGGGTGCGCTAGATTACAGCCAAGTCTACCGTATGCAATTGACGGAGCATTAATATGGGTTTGGCAGCAGCAGCAGCAATTTCTGGGGTAGCCGCAATCGGCAGCGGCGCAATCGCAGCCGGTGGGGCCAAGAAAGCCGCCCGCGTGCAAGAGCAGGCGTCGCGTGACGCACAGGCCGCCAACGAACGGATGCTGGAGCGCCAGATCGGGCTGCAAGAACCGTTCCGCCAAGCTGGCCTGACCGCGCAAGAGCAGATCATGCAGTTGCTGGGTGTCGGCGGCGATGCGTCGGCGGCGGACTACGGCAGTCTGGCCAAGCCGTTTGGCATGGAGCAGTTTGAGCAAGACCCAGGCTACGCCTTCCGCCAATCGGAGGGCATGAAGGCGCTGGAGCGCAGCGCGGCAGCCCGTGGCCTATTGCAGTCAGGCCCGACGCTCAAGGGCATTCAGCGGTTCGGGCAGGAATCGGCCAGCCAAGAGTATGGCAACGCCTTCAACCGCTACCAGATCGAACGCAACGCGCGCCTGAACCCACTTCAATCGCTGATGGGTGCGGGGCAGACAGCAACCAACGTCATGACGGGCAATGTCGGTCAGTCGAGCCAAAACCAGCAGGCTAACATTCTGGGTGCCGGGCAAGCCCGCGCGTCTGGTTACGTCGGTCAGGCCAACGCGCTGGGCGGCGCACTGAGCAGCATCGGCCAAGCGGCGGCGTCGTACCCGCTGCTTCAGGCGCAAACCGGCTATTACAACGCTATGGCGAAGAACCCCCCGAAAACCGTATATAGCGATTTTGGCTAACTGAGGACGGACAATGGCTAACCAAGCAATCGCCCTTCAAGCCCGCGCACCGCAAGGCAACTTCTTGGCGCCTGCGATTCAGCAGGGCGCGCAGATGATCAACATTATGTCGCAGCAGCGCGCTGCTGAACGTCAGGCGGCGGTGCAGCAGCAGCAGTTGGATATTGCGCGCGCGGCTGAAGGTCGCGCGGTGGCGGGGGAAGCGCGGGCGGCTGAATTGCAGCCATTTGTGTTGACCAAAGCCCAAGCCGACGCGATGACAGCGGATCAAAAGGCTGTAATTGGTTTTTATGATCTTACCAACGAAGGGTTGAAAAGAGCATCTACGCCAGAGCAGGCAATGGTTGTTGCAGACTATCTGAAGAAAAAGTTTCCTGGTGCTGCACCCGCGGTTGACCAGACGATCAGCACGCTGCCTTCTGATCCCGGTCAGTTCGAAGCGTGGCGGCGGCAAACGCTGTTTCAGTCAATGTCGGCAAAAGAGCAACTAAGCAAAAAGTTCATTGAGCAGAACACCGGCACCGGCACGCGCCAACTGGAAGTTTCAGAATTTGAACCCGGCGCTGTGGCTCAGGAATTGCCCGGCTCTCGCATCGACACCGGCCAAGAGATTACCTACGTCAGGGGCGAAGATGGCGTAGTGATACCCATGCCGAAGCGTATGGCGCCGGCTGGCGGTGGGCTGGTCGGCGGCGCCCGCGGCGGCGCTCCGCTTGGCGCGGGGATTGAACAGGCCGCGCAGCAACTCAGCCCCGGCGTCGTCGTCAGTGGGCGCGCGCGTACACCAGAACGCAACGCTCAGGTCGGCGGCGTCCCCGGCAGCTATCATATGTCCGACAATGCCCGCGACTTTCAGCCCGCCAAGGGGCAGACGGTGGCACAGTTGGCCACACGCCTCCAGCCGCTCAAGGCGCAAGGTTTTGATGTTATTGCGGAAGGCGACCACGTCCACGTTGAACCTGGGCCGAAGATGGGCCGCAGCACGCCTGCGGCTGGCGGCAGCGGCGGCGTTCAGTTCGGCGTTCCTGTGCCGGGTACGGGCGATTCCAAAACTAAAGACTTGACCGTGCAAGAGCAGACATCCTCGTACAACATCAACCGTTTGTTGCGCGGCGCGGCGGCAATCAAGAAAGCAGTTGAAACGTCGCCTAGCGCAAACGTCCCAAGCGCAACAGAAGCCGTTATTGGAGGTTTGCCGTTTATCTCTGGCGCGGTCAATTTTACGCGAGGGCCGCAACGTCAGATTGTTGTTGCCGCGCAGCGCGACGTTCTGGACGCTTTGCTGTATCTGGCCACCGGCGCAGCGTACAACAAAGAGCAGTTGGAAGGTCAAAGGGAGTCATACATTCCGGCGTATTCCGACGAACCAGAAACGATTGCCTCCAAGCGGGAACGTCTGGCGCAACTTGTCATGGACGCCAAGACCCGCGCTGGCCGCGCTTGGACGCCAAAACTGGACGAAGCAGCTAACACGTTGTTTGGCCCAACGGCGGAAGCGGCGGCTAAAGCGCCTGCCGCAACTACATCACCTAAAGTCGGCGCAATTGATGATGGGTATCGTTTCAAAGGTGGTGATCCTAAAAATCCTAAAAATTGGGAAAAGGTGCGCTGATGGCCGGCCCGTGGGAAAAATACCAAACGCCAGCAACGTCTGCCGGGCCGTGGGATAAATATAAAACCACGCCGCCGCCATCCCTGTCGTTGATGGATGTTGGTGAGCAGGCTGTACAAAACATTCCTAGCAGTGCCTTTCAGTTTGGCAAAGGTCTCTACGAAGCCGTTACCAACCCGGTCAAGACCGCTGGGTCGATGTTGGACATTGCTGCGGGCGGTGTCAACTTGGCGTTGCCAGAGCCGGTGCGTAACTTCATGGCTAAGATTGACACAGACCCCGCCGCAACGCAGCGGGCAGTCAACGCCGCCAAACAGTTCGGCGGCGTGTACGCGCAGAGGTACGGCTCCGTTGATGCGCTGAAGCGCACAATCGCGGAAGACCCTGTCGGCGCGGTCGCCGACCTGTCTACAATCTTTTCTGGTGGTGCTGGCTTGGCGCGCGGCACTGCGGCAGCTACTGCCCGCGTTGCACCTAGCGTGTCTGCTGGCGCGACCCAAGCGGCAAACATTTTGACCCGCCGTGCGGCGCAAACAAACCCAATCAACGTGCTGGCAAAACCAGCGCGGGGGGCGGCAAAAATTCTGCGTACGGCGCCACCTGCCGTACAACGCTTTTTTGATCCTAAAGGCGCGGCGTATCTGGAAGCCACAGAAGGACGCGCCGGCGACATTGTGCAGCAGTTGCGCTACAACCCATCAGAAATAGTGCCTGGTAGCAAGCCAACCGCCGCGCAGGCTGCGTCGCCGATGGGCGTTACCAAGTTCTCCGCTCTTGGCGCGTCTGCCGAAAAGGTGCTTCCGACCGAGTATTACGCCCGCGGAACGGAACAGAAAGCAGCGCGCGTTAACGCCATGCGCGGCGTTGGTAAGACGCCCGCCGATCTTAAAGCAGCAATAAAAGCGCGGGGTGATGAAGCTGAGATACTCTATGGCATAGCGAACAAACCTATAATCGCAGCGGATGCTGTTTTTGATGAATTGTTGGCGCGTCCATCTATGAATAAAGTAATAGCGCGTGCAAGCGAATTGGCTGCTGAAAAAGGTTTTTCGTTCCAAATAGGACAAAATCGCCCCGCGCAAACCGTGACATCAAAGATTTTGAACGCGCAAGGCTTGCCTACTACAACTGTGATACCCGCAGAATTTGCAAAGTATCCGGGGAGTAGTTTGCATTTTATGAAAATGGCTTTTGGTGATCTGACAAGAAATCCAGAGCGTTTTGGTATCGGCGCAACCGAAGCGCAGGCTATAGGCAAAACTGGGGAAAAGTTTCTTAATTGGGTAGAGACGCAAAACCCCCCGTATAAAACGGCTCGGCAAGCGTTTAAGGCCAAATCCACACCAATCAACCAGATGGAAGTTGGTCAGTATCTGGAAGGCAAACTGACTGCGCCGCTGGGCGCCGGTGAACAACGCGCTGGCGTCTTTGCCACCGCAGTCAGGGATGCTGCCGGCACAATCAAACGCGCGACTACGAATGAGGCGCGGTTCAAGGCGCTGACGGACATTCTTACGCCCGACCAGGTTCGTGTTGTCGAGTCCATCCGCGACGACTTGGCCCGCGCCGCAGAAACAAAGATACAAGCGCAAAAGGGTACGCCGGTTGCGCCCAAGGTAGACAAACTGGCATCCGCCGCCGGGCGCGCGGCGCGGTTACCCAACCTGATGAGCCGCGTTGCGTCGGTGGCCAACGACATCATGTCGCGTGTGGTCGGTAGTATGGACAGCAAGTTGGCGATCCAACTGGCCACGGAAATGCTTGACCCGCAGGTTGCTGCGGCGGCTATTGAAAAGGCAATGGCCGCAGAGCGCCGCGGGCGCATGGCAGGAAAAATTGCTGAAGCACCTGTGCGGGCGGCGGGTAAGATCGCCCGCTCCCCCGCAGCATTGGCCGGCGGGCGCGTGCAGAACGCAATGGCCAACCAGAACAATCAGTGAGGCGCTGACGTGACGACCATCGACCAGACCGAAGCGCGGCTGAACACGCACGAAGAAGTATGCGCTCTGCGTTATGAAGGTATCAGCGCCCGGCTGAAACGCTTGGAGAATATCGGCGTGGGCGTGGCTGGTACGATCATCATGCTGCTGGTCACTATTGTATTAAAGATTAGCTAACCACCGCGGTCTGAAAGACTGCTCTGAGGGTGACTTATGGCAGTCAATCAGTTCGACGTTGACCCAGAACAAGATGCTAAAATAGCGGCTGCTGCGGTCGAGCATGGCAGCCAGAACATGGCCGCCCTTGCCTTGGGGATGAGCCGGGCGGCTGTGCAGAACGCCTGCCGCCGTCATGTGGCGCGGACAGCCGCTGTTCTATCGTTCGACACACCCAAGGCAGACCCACTGCCGCCGTTTGATCTGCCGTTCGCAGAGCGGCTGGCGTTGATGAAGAAGCGCAACGCGCTGCGGATCGCACACGCACAGGCGCAAGCCTGGCAGACCGTGCGGATACCGATCAAGGGGCCATACGCCATCTGCTGGTTCGGCGATCCGCACCTCGACGATCCGTACTGCGATCTGGTCGGCTTCGAGCGTGACGCCACCATCTGCGCTGAAACCCAAGGGCTGTACGGTGCCAACGGCGGGGATAGCATTAATAATTGGGTAGGCAAGTTGGAGCGCCTGTACGGAGAACAATCCGCCACGGTGTCAGAAGGCTGGGAACTGGTCGAGTGGGCGCTGAAGCATCTGGGCGTCAACTGGCTGGTGTGGATTCTGGGCAACCACGACACGTGGAATTACGGCAAACGCATATTCGACGGCATGAACACCGAACGCATCCTGATGCGCGATTGGGATGCCAAGCTGCAACTGGTCTCGCCGTGCGGCGGTATCACCCGCGTCTGGGCGCGGCACGACTTCAAGGGCCACTCGATGTACAACGAGTTGCACGGCCTGAAGCGGGCGGCGATGATCGACGAACACGCCGACATCTACGCAGCGTTCCACCGGCACACGTTCGGCACCGGCCAGGGTGAGTTTGCCGGCGGGCGGCGCTACACGCTGGTACGCGCCAAGGGCTACAAGGAGAGCGACGACTACGCTCTTAAGGGTCAGTTCCCTGAACAGCGGAGCGGGCAGTCAGTGGTCACGGTCATCACGCCGCGCAACGGCGCTGCCCCGGCGGTCAGCGTGTTCGAGGACGTGCAAGAAGGCGCGGCCTTCCTGACGTACAAGCGCAGAAAGGCTGGTCTATGATTGACCTTCTGTGGTATTATACCTTCCGGTACGGAAAAATCATGGGCGTTACACAATGAGCATCACCCTTGGCCCCCGGTCTATCGCCCGCTTGCAGGACGTGCATCCTGACTTGGTGCGCGTTGTTCGCCGCGCAGCCGTCATGTCCAGTTTGGACTTTACCGTGCTGGAAGGGATTCGGACGCTGCCCCGGCAGAAGCAGTTGATGGCGCAGGGCGCGACCCGCACGCTGAACTCCCGGCACCTGACCGGCCACGCCGTCGATCTGGCGCCGATGATCGGCGGCACCGTGTCGTGGGATTGGCCGCTGTACGACCGCTTGGCCAAGGTGGTGAAGGCCGCGGCGGATCATGAAGGCGTACCCATCACCTGGGGTGGTGATTGGGAAAGTTTCAAGGACGGCCCGCACTGGGAACTACCGTGGAAGCAATACCCCAAAGGAGATTGATATGAAGATGGTTTCTTGGATTGTCAGCCGGCTGAAAGAGCCAAGCACTTACGCCGGCGTCGCCAGCCTCGCGCTGGCGTTCGGCCTGACCGACGTGCAGTGGGAAGCCATCTCCGCTGCGGTTGCCGGCCTGGCTGGTCTGGCTGCCGTGTTCCTGATGGAAAAGCCGGAAGCGTGATTAAGCTCCTGACGCTCTTGCTGTCGCTGCTCGACCGGGTGTTTACCGAATGGGGAAACGCCAAGCAGCAGGCGCAAGGGCGTCAGACGCGCAGGAG